AGCGCGTTTCGAACTGGGAGATGACTTTAAAGAGGTCATTGTAGAAGGTGCTCCCGATGCGGGCTCGGACCTCCCCAAGCTGCTCCCGCATTTCGTTGACCTTGGGATCGACAGTGTAGACCGGAGCGAAGCCGGTTTTGCCCTGAGCGATCATGCCGGAGACGTAGGTTACACCACCAGGGAGGAGGGAGGCGGGTTGGTTTTTCAGTTGGACATCGGCGATCATCGGAGGGTTGACCATTTTGTCAATGCCCTGCGAGAGCCGCTTCGTCTCTAGTTGCAGCTGTTTGATATCGGGTAGAGCATCCATACCTGGTGATCGACCGTACGCATCATTAGATACGAGATCCCATCGTGTGACGATGGCGGGTGACTCATGAAAACCTCGCTTGCGGAGTAGACCCGGGCTGTACGATGAGCCTCCTTGAGGAGATGCAGAGCCACCCCACTCCCAATAGCATTCTCTATAGGCGAAGGATTCTGGGACACCGTAGGTCCTTCCGTCGATGTTGGGTTCCACCATGTGGGCGATGACGAGTTCGCGGGTTAGGGAGGTCCCGCCTTGGGCCCAGAGGGAGGCCGTGGATGGGGAAAGATTTTCAACGCCGAATTCTTCCGCCGCCTGCGAAACAGTGTAAGTAAACTCCCGAGCAAAGATGCAAGGGCGAAGTTGACCATCGTTATCAACGTAATACTCACCCAAGCAAGGATTGACGCATCGGATGACATTGTCGAAGTCCTCGTAGATGAGCATGGAAGCTGTGCCGAAGACGACGAGGTCGAAGTAGAAGATGGCTAGGGAGTCATAGAAATTGCTCTCGGCGAGGACCAGCCCAATAATACGCTCGACCTCAGCGAGCCACAAGGACACAGGCGAGGTCTGCGTGGAATCCAATCGCCCTAGTTTGTAGCGGAACCAGCGCTTGGTAGGATCACTGCATCCCATCATCATCCCAGCAGCCAAGTTCCGTGCTGCCATGGAGCCAGTTGAGTCTAAGATGTGGGCGTTGATCGGGGAGCCTCGGGCCATCTGATTCGGGGTGATCAGCCACTTGTACCTCCGAGGGAGTTCATAGTCGGCGAGCTCGCGCCAGTGGACCCACCAGGAGAAGCGGTTCACGCGAAAGCCTATGAGGCGGGATTCGGAGCCTCGGCGAAAGGCAAGGTCGGGAGCGGAAGCTGGGCCGGGAGCAAGACGTTCGGTCGCGCGGCGCACCTTTGCCCGTGCCTCAGGGGAGAGGTTGGGGTAGGTGGAGGTGGCTGCAGCGGAGCCGTATTGCACTACGTGGGTTCCTTTGCGGGGGGCTTTTCGAAACGCCCTTGGCGGTGCATCTCGGCGAGGGCCATCAGCAGCGCTGGCTCAGAGGGCATGGGCTGAGCGGGAGCGGAGGGCTGGTTCTTGGTGATCGGGACTACGGGCATGAACGGATTTCATTTAATGGAATGTGTCGAATCCAGTCGGGGATATCAGGGCCTGATTGGCTATATCCTTCCCCAAAGAACATTACGTCCCAAGCGACTTTCTGTGTCTCACGGTGGATGATTCGTACTTGCCGCCAATAAGCTTTCCATTGTGCTTTGGTCATGTTATTGGCCGAGAAGGGTCTTTTGACCCGTGTTAGAGGGATTGGAGGTATTGGAAGAAAGCTGCGCACCGAGAAAGGTGGGCTGTGAGGCCTTGGCTTTTGGCTTTTGCCCAGGGGCGGTCTGCGCACCGAACGCGGGTGGGGCCGCAGGGGTGGCGGAAGGGAGCACCGGTGCCGGGGGCGTAGGAGTGGGGGCGGAGAGGCTCATGCGTCCTCCAGTTCGAAGGTATGGTAGGGATCGTATTCATGCTCGACGAGGGGCTTGCGGGCGTGCTCGCCACCTGCGAATTCATGGGGGGCCAAGGCGTGCGCGAAGGTGGTGACGAAGGCATCGATATCATCGAGCTCGAGATCGGGCTCGAGTTTCAGCATGTCCTCTTTGGAGATCAGCTGGATTTCATCGCGCTTGTTGATGGTGTATTTGATGGAGGAGAATTGGCGAAGGAGATCGGGGTCGTTGGGAATGCAACCGGTTTTGAGCCAGGCTCTGGCTGCGCCGTACATCCCGGAGCGCTTGTTTGCGTAACGCTCGCCTTGGCTGCCCCAGGTGTGGTGCGGAGTGTCGTCCTTGGCGCCGAATTGGACTTCGTAGCAATGTAGGGCCTTGGCGCGGATTTGATCGACGACGCCGCCGCCCACGCCGCCACCATCAATGAAGATCCCATCTGCATGGTAGGTGAAGTTGGCCTCGAAAATCCGATCCGAGAGTTGGACGGTGCTCAGTCCTTGGTACCGCTGCCGATCATAAGTCCGCGCATCCCTTCCCTTGCGCGGGTAGATGACAGAAGAATTCTTCCCATAGCGTGCAACATCAACCCCAAGAGCAAGGGGGTCAGATATGCCAGAAACAGCATCGCGAAGAGCAGCTGCCTGGACATCTTCAGCAGAGAAGAACTCCATCTCGCCAACGCGCGGGAACTGGCCGTAGATGCGGATGCGGCAGAAGTCGGAATCTTCGCCATAGGCGGTGATCCACTTGGAGATTTGGGTTTTGTTGGTAAAGCGAACGGTGCGGGAATCGATCTCGGTGGAGTGCCAGTAGGTGGAGAAGGAGCCGCCCGGGAAGCAGTCTTTGAAGCGCCCCACGTTGCGGGTTGGGTTGCCGAAGACTAACCAGATTATCTGCGTGTCCTCATCGGTGAGCGCGCCTTCGGAAGTTTCCCAGATTACGTTGGGAATGGCGGAGGCTTCGTCGAAGATAAGGAGGATTCGTTTGCCTTTATTATGCAGGCCGGCGAAGGCCTCGGTGTTGCGCTCGGACCAAGGGACCATGTCGATGCGCCAGGTGCGCTCCCGCTCGGGGTGGAAGAGCGAGGTGGCGGTGAGCTTGAACAGATCCTTCGCGATGAAGAGATGGTACCACTTGCCAAGCTCCGCCCAGGTTTTGGTTTTCAACTGGGTTTCGGTGTTGGCGGTGATCACGCCCTTGGTATCGGTCATGGTGGAGATGGCCCAGAGGATGATCCAGGCAACGCAGCACGACTTTCCAACCCCGTGACCGGAAGCGGTGGCTTCCTGGATCGCAGCCTCGGCGGTGATGAGGCCATCTCGGATGCGGCCGAGGAGGGCCTTCTGCCATTCCTCGGGGCCGACTTCGTCTTGGAGGCGCCCAGGCTGCCCCCAGGGGAACGCACCCATAACGAACGCAAATGGATCTGAAGAGACCGAAGCGAGCCAGGCAATGAGGCGTGGGTCGAAATTAGCGTCCACGCCTAGAACCTCCGGGGGACGAGTAAGGGAGCAGGTCGATCTTCTTGGACGCTGCGCGTAGGTCGGGGAAGAACCTCCCCACGAGGCTCCTCCCCTTCCTGCGGCGCCGAAAGTTGAGGGGCTGGTGGAGGTGTATGGGTGGCGGCACCAGCCCCTCCCTCACGGGAAGAATCGGGGGAGGACAACTTCCCGGAGACGAGCTTTGCGGAGCGCGAGCGGTCGATGGCTTGATCCAGCTGCGCTGCGAAATCGACATTCACGTTGATGTTGGTTGCATGCTTCCCGAAGCCGACCCGGTCTGCGGAGAGCTCGAAGATCTTCGCGGACTCGCGGACGGGCATGCGCTCATCGGCGTCCTCATAATAATTGAGGGTATCCTGCATCGCCAGGGCAGCGCGGAGGGTATTCTGCACCGAGACGCTACGGATAAGAGCGATTTCATCATAACCTGCCATGGCTCGGACGTGTTCGTGATTACGGAACTGCGCCACGAGGTTCTGCATCGCTGGATCGAGGGAGAGTTGCCCCACGCGCTCGGGGGTGTAATCGAGCCGCGCTGCGATCTCATTCCGAGTCAGCCCCGCAGCGATGTACTTCGCAAGCAGCCGATGACGCTCCTTGATACGCTGCAAGGCAGGGCGCCGATCTTCATCGGGGATGTATCCCCCCTTAGGCCGCCCGCGCGTCCGCGTCATATCTCGGATCCTCGGGGCCAAGCCCCTCCATGAATTTCAACTTCGGCAGGCTCGGCTTCCCCCGCTTGGCCACCACCTCATCCTCCGCGACCAGCTGGCGCAGCGAATGCGGTTTGCTCCGGCTCCGCTTGCCCCACATCTCAACGTACATCTTCCCTCGCAAATTTCAATTCTCCCACCATTATGCACCTCCAATCCCCGGAAGTCAAGAAGAAAAGGAGGGGCGGAAAGTAAATTTTAATATTTTTGCGCGGAGGGGTAGTGGGCCGCCGACGAGGGCCGATTTTTGGGGGTGGGGGTGGCTTTCGTGAGGATTCGTTCACGTAACGTTCCACGAACGCCATGCGGGCGGCGCATGGCTGCCCGTCGAAATGAGCATAGCGTTCACGGTTTGTCTGGGCTATGATCGGCTCGTCGATCGGGCAATCCCTGTCCCGATCCATAGGAGAGTAAGATGAGCGATGCGAATTGGATGGACATCGATGTCGAGACGCTGGATGTCGAGGCGCAGAAGGCCTATGGCGAGTACAAGGCAGCGCAGCGCAAGGCAGCGGCGTTACGAGAGGCGTTTGAAGCGACGGCCGTTGCGAGCCTGGATATTCCGCAAGGCAAGCGGATGGTGTTTGGTTATCGGTTTGGCAAGCTTAGCGCGGCGCTGGTGGAGGATGATCGTAAGCCAGCCAAGGCGAAGCAGAGTAAGGGCAGCTTGGCGGACTTCATTGCGGCGCAGGTGAGTGGCGGTCATGCGTCGTAGGTCAAGGCGGAGGGCGCTCGGTCAAGTGTGGCGAGCGCTGCATAGGTATCAGTGGATGAGGTATCGATACGGCTAAAACGCAGCGCAAAGGATCAGATCGCCCAGGGCAAGCCATCCCTCATCCGATCTGATCCTACTCTCATGGTGCTCTAGTCGGTAGTGATAGTCTGGTAATGTCTCCTAGGGCACATTGGCAGAAGTTATTGAAACATTCGGATAGTGTTCCTTATGATAAAAAAAAAAAAAAAAAAATTAAGAACAGTAAGACCCGCCCACACTGTGCAAAATCGAGACAGGAGGCCATAGAGGCTGGACTAGGCTATCACTACTGATCAGGGTCAGATGAGAATGAGATGAGGTAGGATGAGGCAGGATAAGAGTGGACTAGGTGCGTGGGAAGAATCGCAGCGTGCGGAGCGTAAACCATCGGTGTGATGCACGGTGCGCGTTGCGATTGTTATTGTAAATGACGGCGAGTGGTGGTATACTTGTGGTTGAAATCGGGGACTAGCAAATGACAGCGGCACAAGGTAGTATCCATAACGTGGTTTATCAGCTTGCGGTTAAGCTGGCGAAGAAATCAGTTATGGCAACCATGGTGCAGCGTGGGTATGATCCTAAGGACTTCTCGCCGAGGGATATTGGGAAGTCGGCGAGGATATTGGTGGAGAGTGATCCTAAGTGGATTGAACAGGCAAAACGGAGGATGGGAAGATGAGCAACGAACATAATGAGGATATGCTCGGTGGATCTATAATCACTGAACAGCGTGTGAAGGAGATATGGAGTAGGCCTATTAGTGATCTGGTCAACGTTGCCCGCAGCGAATTACGTCAAGTTGATACATGGATTAAAGCCACAACGCTGCGTAATCTACGTAATGAACTAATCGCACAAGGTTGCACCGAAACTTTGCGCGAGTATGTAGTGCTTATATCGGAGCACCGATTTGGTTCAATAGAGACAGACCAGTTCCTTCACAACCTAAACTGTTACCCCGAATGGATGAAGGATTAAGCAAATGACTCAGCAAATACCAATCACTGAGACGCGGGATGCACCTACTATCTCCTGGACACCGAGTGAGCAACTTGAGAGGTTGATTGACAGCCAAGGGCTTGGGAGCGTGCTTGAAATGATCCGGGAGATTTGTTACGAGAAGGCGGAGCATATTGCGGTGAATTGGCAGGATATGCCACTTGCAAAGTGGTGGATTGCCAAGGCGATACGGGTTAATAGCGTTGTGCAATCCATCCGTTGAGCAGGAGCAAGAACATGACCACCCAACCGATAATGGAACATTCATATCGCGACGATCTCTGGTCGATGTTGATGGAATACTCTTATGTCGAGGTGTTGCAAGAGATTGCTCTGCACGCAAGGGAAAACAGAGCACCGAGTATTGCCAAGGTGATCGAGGATTGTATCAAGACACTATCACCTTGAGCAGGAGGGACCAATGTCAGCAATCATCACCGGAGCCATGCTCCTACTAAGCGTAGCCGTAACGGCCTACGTGTGGGCCATCCTGATAACGATAGGATGGTGATTGCAAGCCCAAGGGGAGCTTATCTCTCCCCTTGATCGTGCAATCCCTAGCACACCCATCGGCAGCAATAGGAGGGAGTATGAAAGAGTCCTAGGATGCCCTTGGCCTAACCAAAAGGAGTCGTCAATGCCCATGATAGCGGTTGCTATCACCAAAGCGAAGAAGAATATCAGCGTGGACACCGAAGCCTTTTCGGATGAAATCTACGCAGCGATTTTTCAGGAAGGCCTCAAGACCCTCCTGAATAAGAACATGAGCAAGATCACGGTGAAGGATCTTGATGGTGATGATCTTGCTGAAGCGCAGTCCGCTGCCCTCGCGAAGGGCGAGGAAAACCTGAAGAACCTGGTTGAGGGCAACCTCAAAAAGCGCAAGGCTGCGGCTAAGGAGGGCCGAGAGGTGACTACCGAGGCCAGGCGCTTGGCACGTGAGGCGGTGAAGGCTGCCTTCCGAGAGGCGGGAAAGAAGATCACTGGGATCAAGTCCAGTGTGATTACAGCCGCGGCGGATGAACTTATCGCCGAGGATGAGTCCTATCTCGTTAAGGCGCGAGAGAATGTCGCGAAGATGAAAGCTCGCGAGAGCATCATCGCGAAGCCGAAGGAAGGCACCGCGTTGGCTGATCTTATTGCCTCGGCGGAAACCGCCAAGCCCAAGGTCGCGCCGACGAGGAAGAAGAAGGACACTGCCACTGCGGAGGACGTTGCAGCGGCTGTGAAGGCTGCTAAGGGCAAGGGCAAGCCTGCCCAAGCTACTGCGCACTAATTGTTAAGTGGAGTCATGACCACTTAATCTTGCGACCGGTTGCATTCTAGCACGATCTAGCACTTCTAAAGCTAGCTGCTGATCTGGGAATGTCCTGGGCATGACGTAAAACTGCCCATTCCCTGTAGTAGGGCAACGTAAGGAGGACTGTTATGTATATGCATACGGAAATTAAGATGGATGATTTTGGAGATCATCCCGAATGGGCCAAGATCAGCGATCTAAAGGCCGGGGATATCGTTGATCTTCACGGCTTTGACTGCGCAAGTGGGCCGGTCACGCTTGAATACGATGAATACCATGGGGAGTTGTACTTCCCTTGTTCTAAGGGCAAGCATTTCATCGCTGGACAGCTTGATGCTGATGGGAATCTTGTTGGTATCACCATCCGCCCAGCCACCACTATCATCCCTACCACCACCCAGGAAACCATTCCTACCACAACCCAGGAGTCTCCTTCCATGTCTTTCAACGCAGACGACGCCACCTCTGTCTCCAAGTTCTTCCAAGGCCTTGCGGATAGCGTGATCCAGGCTTCCACCCTTGCGAAGGAGGTGGAGGAGCTTCGCACGGTGGTTGAGCAGCTGAAGCACGATGTTGAGGTGTATCGTGAGACTACCGCGAGGTTGGATGAGGAGGTCCAGCGGCTTCGCACTGAGAGGCAGGCTCTCCAGGATGAGAACGCCCAGCTTCGGGCTGATCTTGATAAGGAGCGCAGCGATCACGCCACAACGGCTAATCTGCACAGTATCGCTGTTGGCACAAGCGATAACTGGCATAATCAATTCATCGCCACGGCCCAGACCCTTGATACCACCAAGAGGGAGCGTGACGACGCACAACTGAAGATCATGGAACTGGAGGATGCCCTTCGGAATATGTCGGAAGCTCGGGATCATTGGTTCAACACCGCCAATGATGTTCAATCGAAGTTGAATTCAGTCAAGGTTGCCATCGCAGCCTGACCTAATAATCCCAGGGGAGGGAGCAATCCCTCCCCTTTTTCATATATGGAGGCCACAATGACCAAGCGCCACCCTTATACTTTCCTACGTATCACATTTCGCATGCCAGAAATAATGCACCAGCGGCTTAAAAAGGAAGCAAAGCACAATCATCAATCATTAAATACTGAAATTGTGCATCGCCTTGCAGCAACATTTGGGAAGGAAGGTATTGCATTGATGGATCAATACGAAATTGCACAGGCAGAAATCAAGGAAATGGTTAACTTGATTGTGCGATCCCTAGGAGACCACAATGACTAAGCCACGCATGCCAATCATCTTCCTTCCACCCTCTCCCCCTGACCACGAGACTGAGGGTGACCGCCTATTGCGAGCGGTCTTGCAGACCATGAGGGATATCCGCGTTATCCTTTTGCGATTGTCCCTGACTAGACCATATCAGCCGGACTAGGTAAGGGATTGTTCTTGACTTTCACCGCGTTATCAGGTATAATGGTACATAGAATGGAGGACAGCATGTTTGTAATCGAAGGCAGCGAACGCCCCGGTGGGCAAAGCAACTACTGTGCAGACGGCGCGTATCCTCCATATGCTGTATTTGATATTGAGCGCCAGAGATGGATCGTATCTGGTCTGCGTTGGCGCTGGCTTGCGGTGGTCGCAAAGTGGTTACTCTCATGACTTGGCGCAAGCTTGAGGCTGAAATCATCTCCATCCTCCGGGAGAATAACTTTACCATTATTGCTGATAGTAATAGCGGGGACATGATGATTCAACTTGATTTCGAATTCCCCACCACCTTTTCCCTAACAACCTTCGCGAAGGAACTCACGCAGCGATTGGAGGGTGGATCATGACCCCCGATGAACAAAGGCTCACGCCATGGTAGTCCCAACCTTCGCAAACTCCCCCTCCTACTCCTGCCGAATCTGGCATGATCGAGGGGCGATTTATGTCGAACTGGCCAGCGGGCTTATCACGAAGTTTGATAAGACTGAGGGTGCCCTATCAAAGGTTCTTAAGCTCCTCGACCGTGAATCCCGTAACCAACCCACCAACGGCCGCTCACGGGCAACCTTCCCTATGGAGCCCAAACGGGTCAAGCCGGAGGTGTCGACGGAGTCGAAATCCAAGGCCCTAGAAATCCTACGCAGGAAGGGAATCCTATGACCAACCGACTTCCATATGAAACCATCGGCGGAGCCATCTCCGAAGCCGACACCTTCGCACAGCTTCTCGAGCACCTTCGCATGGCTGAGGAAGCCGCCTATATGATCGGGCACCTCAACAAATCCAACGACCAACCCATTCGTGGGCAGGGCTTCCTCGCGATTGGCGAGATGCTGAAGCTAACCCAAATCAACGTCACCAAACTCGCAACTGCCTCGGTGCGGAACCTTCGACAATGAAAAACATGCCCGGTACCGAAACGGAATACAACGCCCCTGGCGAGTACCAAGGGCAATGCCGCAGCTTGTTCAACATCATAGAACAGTGGGATGGGAAAAGATGGCGTAGCGTGCCGGTCGTTGTGGATCGACGGCCGCAGCCAACGGGGCGGCTCCACTTCGGTCCAGAAGACTTTGGCCGTGACTAGCTTCGTGGCGGCCCTGGAGCAGAAATCCCCATGAGCCTTCGCGAGCTTACCCAGAAGGAGGCGGCCGCCGAGATCGAAAGGCTGCGAGCCGAGCGCGATGACCTGATGAAGGCCAACGCGCTGTTGCACGCGCTTATCGGCAACCGCGAGGCCGAGATCGAACGGCTGCGCGCGGTGCTCAAGGAAATCCGGGATAATGGCTATCGTTCCGCTTTATGCCATGCGGTAGCAAAAACCGCCCTTGAGCAGAAATCCCCATGACCCACGTCACAAGGAGGAAGCATGACCATCGAGCAAGAGCACGACCGCGTCCGCCCGCTGAAAATCCGCGACCAAGCCCAGGAAGTCGTCGAGCACGGGAAAAACGAC